ATCCAAGGCTCGTCAAACAGCGGATTGTCAATTCTCTCTAATCCAAGAAGCATTCTTTGCTCGTTAGGGCTAAGGGCTTTAAGGTCCTTAATCCAGCTAGACTTCTCGACTACATCCTCTTGCAGTTCTGTAAATACGGTATGGTCAAAGTCTATATAAACATTCTGGCCCTTATATCCCCAGTCTGTTTGTAGCTTTCTATTAAAGTGGTTACGGAATGATACTAGGGCTGGCATCGCACAACGAGTTGTAAGGGCCTTTTCAGCCTCTCTTACGTTGTTATATGTGCTAGACTCAGAATCACCTACCAACTGGCTAGGCACCCCATAAACGGATGCAAACCGCTTCAAATCCCATTTCTCAGAGTCAATGATAGACAGCTCCACTGGGTTAAGCCCAACAGATTGCCACCCCATCTTGTAACCAGAGACACCAATGCGGCCCCAGTTTTCTGATCCTACCCACTCGCCTTTGCCTACAAGTTTACTCTTAATAGCTTCTACTTGCTTTCTTGTATCGGCAACATCTACCCCACCATTCATGACTCTTGGGTCATCAACATAAAGTACACCTTTAACCCCTTGATTCTCGAGCATGGCCGCACTAGCCTTGATGGCTGAGTTAGACCGGCTAAGTCTCCTTAGAGCAGCCTTAAGTGGGCTCATACCATAAAGGTGAGCTCCGTTGACATCCCAGTCATAGTTCTGGTATTTGTCATGTAAAACTTGGCTCTTAGGGAATAAAGCATTAGAGAGGACTGGTATCATATACCCTTCCTCAACAATGGGGAATAAGTTGGTAGATGCTATAATGGATACCTCTTGATAAGGTAGGTTATGTAACTGATAGGGTTTGCCTTGATTGGCTCCCATGTCAAGCATCTGAGCCCAAATACAACGACCTCCAGTAATTAGCTTCCAACCAGTTGAGTTGGCTACCAAATCTTGAAAGGTCTCATAGTCGTTAGGATATCGTAAAAGTTCTGTAAGTCTATCTACATAGATTGGCTCTAAGGCTTTCTTCTTATAGCCCATTGCCTTTTGAAAGTCCTCGGTAGAGATGTCTTTCTTTCTCATTAAGCCCTCATAAGCCTTAAAAGCAGCCTCATCGACTACCTTGTAAGTGGACCAGTCAGGCAGTTTTACCTTGTCTGTAATGAGAGTTATAGTGGCATAGAGAATGTCGTTAACTTGATAGCCATCACGAATGTAGTTAGTACGATTGTCAGTAATACCGACAAAAGTTCCTCCAGTTACCTGATAGGAAGCAAAGGGCTGACCTACCGGCATCATTGGCACCGCCTTCTTAGTTAACGCATCCCACGCATCTTGTATTCTGCCCACTTTCTTTATTTTACCAAGCCATCACCTCGAACTTAGGCTTGTTTAGTTTTGTATATATTGCATACCGCATCGCATCGCAAAGGTGATCCCACATCTTAACTGGCTGCTCATCTGGATGGACCTTGCCATCTTTGTCAACCTTCCATTTGTAGGACTTAATCTCTTTCATTAGGTTACTACTGTCAGGTGATACTATCAATGGCTGGCTTTTTACCTTTTGGATGCCAGCATAGACATCTTTTTCGGCTGGCTTGGCATTATACCCAGCCCTAACCAGTTCCTCGATAGTCTTAGGCTCAGCAGCATCACAAAATATCTCATCGGACCTTTTAATGTCTAAGATCTTTAACCTTTCTATTAAATCGGTGGTTGTTAACTTAGTTTCGTAAAGCATCTCCTTTACAAATGTCTGACTTTCGTAAAACCCTACTTTTACTAAAGCAGTTGGTACTGAGTAGCCAAAGTCTAAGCCATAAACCGTTTCACAACTGTCCGGGAAGTAACCCGGTCTCCAGTGTGTGTAAATTATCTCTGATGACTTACCCCTTTCTCCCAACCCAAAGACCTTCCAAAGATTCTCATCTGCATCTTTCAGACTTTCAATCTCTTGTACCTGCTCACTTGGCAGAAAAGGATTGTCTTTATAGGTTGAGTGGATTAAGAGGTTAGTTTCTTTGTCAGCGACATCGTACACCCAGCTCATCTCATCGACTGGGTTAAAGTCTAAGAAGATGGTCTGCTTGGTTCTTAGAGCTAACTGCTGGTAAATCGAGTGAGGCAATAGATTAGCCTCGTTTATATACAGTATGTCTCGCCCTGGTCCTCTTACCTTACCCGAGTCCTCAGCCCCAAAGAACTCTATATATGAGCCATTAGGGTAGTGGTAGACATTGTCGGTCTTGTTAAAGTTATCATCTGAGTAGATGCCAGCATCCTCGAGTATCTTTAGGATATCTCGCCTAGCACCCCTCTTAAGATGGGGTAAGGATGGACTAACCACCGAAATAGTAACCTTTTCCTTGTGCGGTATGTAAAGAGCTATTAATTGTCCTATCGAGTAAGTCTTGCCTGATCTGGTAGAACCTTGGTTAGCGATAACCCGGTATTTCCGAAAATCATAGGCTTCCTTGTTTCTCTCAAAGACATTTGTATATTTAACTTTGACTGTCCTCATCGGCAGCCTTTTCAAATATTATATTAACACCACCCGAATGATTAAGGTCCACAGTTTGTTTTGACTTACCGTAGGCCCTATCCAACAACACTTCAGCAGCCCTCACATCTCCTTTGGCTGCCTTGGCTCTTAAAGCCATTAAAATAGCTTTAGCGGCCTCAATTCCGTCTTTATCTTCTCCAAGTACATCGGCTAATAACTCGTCTAATTTGGGCAGCTTTTTGGGCCTGCCGTTCTTCTCTGGCTGGTTCTCACTACTAAACTGAGTGGCAGGGTTACCGCTTTTACCTTTCTCAAATGGCATATTCCGTAACTACTCCGTTTTTTTTGATGATTAGGCTAGGGTCTAGCTTTCTCATTCGGTCAATTATTACCTGACAATATTTAGGGTCTAATTCCATTCCGTAGCACTTTCTTTTAAGTTGATGTGCTGCTACCATTGTTGAGCCAGAACCTAAAAATCCATCAAATAAAAAATTACCTTTAATTTGATCATTTATAATATCAGACAAAACTTTAATAGGTTTTTGTGTAGGATGAACTCTTTTATCTTTTTCTCCTTCACGAATCATTCCATTCCAAATCTGCTTATAAATCCTAACTCTTGTTTCAAAACTACACCAAGCCATTTCGCCATCAGCAAAATTATTGCTATTCATATCTCCTCTTTTATCCCAAATTATCCAACTCGAACTAAATGGAAGAAAATCAGTAAAATAATTCCCTCCCCAAATTATAAAGTTTTCAAATCCTAAACTTATACAAGTTTGATAAAATTCTTTTGCAGTATCTGTTGTATCATCAGCAATAACCTTGCTATAAACTCCATTTTTTGCTTTATTATCTCCTCCTACCTTTCCATTATTTCCAACAATATCTATTCCATAGGGAGGATCTGTAAATACCATATCAGCCTTTTCGCCATTCATTAGCTTTGCCACTTGGTCGCTATCCGTACTATCTCCACAAAGCAAGCGATGCTCTCCTATCTCAAATAAATCGCCTAAAACTATGTCAGTCTGGACCGTTTCAGGTACTTCAAAGTCATCTTCCTCAGCCTCTAATACTTTTGCTTCGTAATTAGGAATATCTAAACCCCAATCGGTTAGCTTTTCTACATCCCATTCATTAGCCAGCACATCCCACTCCCACTCGCCAAAGCCTACATTATCTTTGATGATAAATTCTTTCTGTTGTTCGGGTGTCAAAGAACTTGCCTTTATTATCGGCACTTCTTTTAGTCCAGCTTCTATGCAAGCCTTAAGCCTCATATTGCCGCCTAAAACGACCATTTCGTCGTTTACAACTATCGGCCTAATTTCCAACATCTGTGGGAACTCTTGGATGCTTTTTACAAGTTTTTTGAACTTGTCATCCTTAATTACCCTGGGATTGTCTTTATTTAGCCTTATTTCAGTTATTGCTGTGGTCTGAATCTGTGGCATGGCTTATACAAAAAAGCCCTCAACCCCGAAGGACTGAAGGCTCGTTGATTTTTTACCCTTTATTCACCCCCTAATATACGAAAAATTTTTGAATCTACCAAATCTAAGTGTTATAACTTATCAACATCTGTACCCCATCGACTAAGTATGCGGACCAATTCAAGCATAATTCCTTGCCCTCCGGGTGTCATTA